GGCCGGCGTCTTCGCCTTGACCACGGGCGGGTAGCTCGTCGGGGTCTTCGTGTTCACGGCCGCCTGGGCGCTCGCGACCACGATGTCGTTCACCGCGATGGCACCCACACCCGGCGTGGCCTGCAGGCCGTTCGCGGTGACGAAAGCCACCTCGCCTTGCTCGTACTTCGAGACGCCACCGATGACGTAGCCACCCGAGGTTGCCTGCTCGACAGCGACGATGAAACCTTCGATTTCATCGCCGGTCGCACACAGACCGTAGGTGCTGTCGCCGATCAGCTTGACGATCTTGTCCAGGTCGGACTGGTTGAACGCGGTGCCCTGCGGACCCAGCTGCACGGTCTGGGCATCGGGAAAGGGCGCGGTCGGAACGATTTTGTGAGCCATATGGGCCTCCAGGGATTACTGCGAGCAGACCAGGAACAGGGAAGACACGTTGCCGGCTGCCTGCGGCTCGGGCGTCTCGGTTTGCTTCTGCAGACCTTGACCGCCATGCAGAGCAACACCGCCGATCGGGAATTTACCCGCATACAGGGCCGAAATGCGCGCGTGTTCGGAGCACAGATCAGCGCCGGTGAAATCAGGCGCCGAAGTGCCCAGGGCGATCGACATGCTCTTGAGCGATGCAGTCACGATGGCCGACAGGTCCGCCGACAACTTCTCGGAGGCAGCCAGCTTTTCCTTGCCGACCGTCAGATGTGCGGTGGCCGATTCCAGCTGGGCACCCAGATCCTTGATCTTGGTCTCCAGCTCCAGCTTGCCAGTCGACAGCGTTTCCAGCGAAGCCTTGAGGGTTGCCACCTCGGCCTGCAGAGTAGCTTCGGCGGTCGGAGCCGGCGTCTCGACAGCGGGCGGGGTGGGCTGCGCAGGCGGGGTTTCCGGCGCCGGCTGGCCGCTGAGCTGCGACGTCGCGCCGGAGCCGGCAAGGGTCGAGGTGGGCTTCATATTCGTACTCCAGGGTTGGTTTTGCGTGCTGCGAGGGATGATACGCGCAACGGCACGAGACAGAGCGTACTCGAAATTGCCGATGGAAGTCAGCAGGCCGCGGGCCACAGAATCTTCACCCAGAAACTCATTGCCACCATCCGAAGCATGGCGCAGCTGCTGGACAGTAATGCCGAGATTGGTCGCCACAGACTCTTCAAAGACGACACCCATGCCAGCAGCCAGCGCCTCCAGCTTAGCTTTGACATCCGGCGTCAGGGGCTCGAATGGACCACCCAGCGCCTTGTTGTCGCCATAGCGAATCACCGTCACCTTGATGCCGTCCATCTTGAGCTGTTCAGTGCGGTCGACGTGCATCAGCTTCACACCGATGCTGCCGCTCATCGACGTTTTCAAGCCGATTCGCTCCAGGCCGGTGCTTCCGACCCAGTACGCAGCGCTCATCATGGCGCCAGCGTTGTAGCTGATGATCGGTTTGTAGCCACGGGCGTCCAGCAGGAACGTCGCCAGGTCTTCACAACCATTGGAGTCGCCACCGCCAGAGTTGATCTCCAGCAGAATGGCGCCTACGGCCGGGTCATTGATGGCACGGCTGACGGCATCACGAATGTTCTCGTAACCCATCATGCCCCAGTCGAAATAGTACGGCTTCAGCCAGCCAGTGCTCAAAGAGCCCTTCACCGGAATCACCGCCACACCGCTGATGACGCTGTAAAGTTCATAGCGCTCACCCCAGCTGGATTCCCAGCAATTGATGGGGCACTCGTCCATGTTGTCCAACTTGACCGCACTGATCGGGGTATCGCTTCCGTCCAGGCTACGCCGAAGGAACGCCTCGTTGCGCTCTGCTGTGGCCTGGTCACCAAGCCAGGGTTCTACTTTGTACGCCATACTCGCCTCTTACTTGGTTTCCGCGACAGCTGCGCGCGGGGGACTAGAAACAATGACCTGGTTCAGCAGGGCACCACCAACAAGGGCCATGATGGCTATGACAGCCATCGTGGCATATTTTCTCACTTCCTTGAGACCCGGCATCGCCATCTGGATATCAGCGACGGATTCTTCAAGCGTATTGACCCGCTCTTCCATCTTCTTGAGTTCAGCCGAAAGATTGCTGATGTCCTGACGCATCAACGGAACGTGCTTCAGGGCACTGGTGACCTCGGACAGGTTGCGCGCAAGGCTCCTGATGTCCGTTCGCACCTGCTCAAGGCGTTCTACCAGCACCTCATTACTGACTTCGTTGCTCATTTCGTGTTACCTGCTCTGACGTTGGTGGGCGCGGTGCTCTTGGTGTCCTGGCCGACAGCGGTCTGGCCGCTACCGCCTGTGGAAGTACCGCTATACATATTGCCGTTCGGATCAGGCTTCTTGGCGGCAAAGAACGTGCCGGCCAGCTCTTGATACCCCGCTCTCGGAAGTTTTCCAGTCAGCTCTATCGAGGCTTCTGCCGTGGAAATCAGACCCAGGCTGAGCTGTTCCAGCACCAGCGACTGTTTCTGAGCGCGGAAAGCCGCGAGTTCCGTTTCCGGGCGGAGGTCGATCGGGTCATACTCGAAATCGACAATCACGTCCTTACCTGCAAGGCGCACGCCCAGCGTCAGCGCCTTGGAGAACATCTCGTTCAGCTTCACGCGGATGGCCCCGTCCGCCGACTTGATGAACAGCAGGGTTTCAGACGACGCCGTGGTCTGGCTGCCATTACCATGACCCAGCACAGACGGCAGTGTCTTTGCACCAGTTGCCACCTTGCTGTTCAGGATGTCCTGCACGGCAGTGATCAGCGCCGTAGCTTCGCCAGTACCCCCATTGATGTAGCTGTGGGTAGTGGCATCGAAACCCACCAGCGCATCCTCAGGGTTCAGGGTATTGATCTTGCCCTCGACATCAGTCTTCAGCTTGTTGATCTCGGCGTACAGCTTGTCGGCGTCGTTGCGGATCGACGGCGGCAACAGCTTCAGCAGCTTTTCGTAGTCGATCGAGGTGTTGAGCCGCGGCAGGATGACTCGGCGTAGAGCCCGGCGCAGGTCATTCGTAAAGCTAGTGTCTGCCAAGGTGGGTTGAACGCTGGCCTCCAGGGGCGAGGCGCTGTCAGTGGTCAGCAGATCCTGGTCAAGTGACACGTAGAAGAACGTGGCGATGTCGAGGTCGATCTCAGTGCCACCGACGCGCTGAACTGGGCGCAGACCCTTACCTTCTTCATAGAAGAAGATTTGAGTGGTGGAGATGGGAGCCAACCGCTCAGGCATGCGGCCCTTGTCGAGCACAAGCTCCATCGCACAGGCGCCAGTCAGGATGATTTCCTTGCCCAGGGCTTCTGCAACACTGCGAATACTGGGTGTCGGAGAAAACCCGTAAGTCACATAGTCGGGCAGTGTGTTCATGCGCCCGAGAATCTGGTACGCAATGCGCGTGCTCTCCTCATCAAACTCTCCAGTCTGGGCATTTCTGGCCTTGACCTTGTACCCCTGAGTGATGGCAACACGCAGGTATGCAAACAGCGCACCAGACAGGTCCGGGGATACCTGGCTGTACAGCCGCAGCACCGCCTTGGTGTTTTGCTGACTGCGGAGAGTCATCAGATCCGTATCAAACGGACGGCGATCGACCTTGGCGAGGATAGACGGGCTCGGCGTGGTGGTCTTCGCGTAGGAGCCGTAACCAGCCTGTCCGGGAGAAACCTTCGGCGTGGCGATGCTCCCGGTGTAGCCGGCCATCGTGATGCGGCGCAGCTGGTCGTGGAGATAGGTTTGCAGGCTCATGTCTTGGCTCCGGTTGCCCTGGATTCTAACTTCAGCGCCTGATGTAGGAGTCAAGCAGCGGCATCTGGATTCCGGCATGCATCATGATAGGGAGCATGGATGCAATAAGACAGTACGCAAGGGCGTGGTGGTAGTGGTCATTACCTTCTTCGGACTTCTCCCACACGTAAGTCAGTTCGCCCTTATTGTTTATCTTAGGCACCTTCTTCATATCCTGCATCTGGGTGCAGAATATCTCCCAGTCAGCTATGTTAGCTACCTTTACTCGACCCTTCTTAAACAGAAACAGCAACTCATCGAATAGCACTGTTTTATTGATGTTGACTACGCTAGGTTTCAGATCGTTATCGTCATTTTCCACGATCTCAAACATCTGCTTAGTCGTAGTGTAGTAAGCGCCGTAGAGGTCTCGTTCGACAGCTTGCAGGCGAAACAGCATGTCTGTGTAAGGCATGGCATCCTGCACCTTACCGATGACGTTATACTCACCCATCAGTTGCGAACGACGAGCTTCGTAACTTGCCAGCGGTACACGCTCAGCGTGTGAAAGTACAAATTCGTTATCCACATACCGCCCGATAACGATATTACAGGTCATCCCCATGTCGCAGCCCATAGCGTTATACGGCATGGTGACACGACCAGGTAATTTGCATGCATTCAGGTCATCTTGGCTGAGGGTATCTTCTTTTTCCTCAGACACAATGCCTAAGTTTTGGTTATGGAACTCGGACTTTCGGCGATAGTCTGTCGACTTTTTAACCAGGTTGGCCGGGGTGATGATCTTTGGGGCATCAAATGGAGATACGTAGTAGCCCGTAGCTATGTACGGCTGATCAGGGTTCTCACAAACCAGTACCCGTTTACAGTTCTTGATATCTAAGAAGATGCCACACCTGGGACACGCGACATATGCAAGTTGCCACTGAATCTTGGTCAGCACTTCCTTGTCGATGTCCCTCAGGTCTCCACTGAATCCAGGAATCTTTACGTCTCGATAGTAGTCAGGGTAGAACCAGTGGTTACAGCTACCACACTGGCACATATTCTTCATGCGCTTGCTAGTACGCATCTTCGCGTCAATTCCACGCTTCTCAACTGTAGGCGTAGAGAAGTTACGGCGCAACTGCCAGGGGGAGTGGGTTAGCCGGGAGGCGTACTGGTCCAGAATTTCAGGGTTTGAACGGTCGATCTCGTCCGAGATAACCACATCAGCAGGCACAGAAATAGCAGCCGTTTCGGAATTAGTACCGCGAAAGTACATCATCCCTTGCCCTAACTGCTTAATGGACGAGTTCCAGATCGAGCGTGACCTCAACTGGGTTAGGCGTGGAGAGTTATCAACGATAATATCCACACGAGACTTAGCAAAGTCTTCAGCATCACCCGAGTAAGGCATGGTGTAGATGGTGCTGAGATAAGGTATAACAGCTGTAGTACCGAGCATCCAGCGAGCCATAGTCTCGGAAAGACCCACCTGGGACACCTTTTGGACATTAGCTTCTACGCTCTTGTCTTCTACAATCCACTTCTGGAACTCATGACCGTCAAACGAATATAAGCTACCACGAATATAGGTGTGCTCTGTGATGAACTTGGAGACGCCGCCCAGGTCATGCTGACCGAGGAGTTGGTATTCCATGCGTGACAGGTGGTCTTCAATCATTCTGAATCCTATAAGCAAAATGACCCCGAGGCGCTTTCGCGGCTCGGGGCCTATCAGGCTGAGACCGGCTTATTCGTGCCGGCAGTGACCCTGGCACGCCTTGAAAGGCTCAGCCTGGTCGCAGAATTTGAACGGGCAGCCGGGCTGCGTGTGGATGTAGACCTTCGGGGTGTCAGGAATCCGGCCGCGGACCATGCAATCCTTGGCCTCCAGCAGCCGCTGCATGCCCAGATCACGCTGTTCGCCAGGGGGAACCATCGTCAAAAGGCTGACCGCAAGGTCATGAAACGGTTTGGACACCTCCTGCAGGTGCGCCGGAAGGTGTGCGTACTCGAAATATCGGGGCGTCATGCAGCCACCTTTTCACGGTAGAGGGCTTCGACAGAGCGGCTGGACGGCCACTCGAAGTAGGTGTGGTCTTTGAATTTGGCGTGGTAACGACCACCCCACAGCATCCCATGCTGTTCGGCAGCAGCGCCGGCCGCCAACCACGCGGAATCCCGCTCGGGAACGGGCGCACCGTGCCGCATCAGCACTGCCGAGAAGGCCTGGCCGTAGTGGTGGCGAGAAAGGCCACCACGGTAAGGTGACAGTTTGGCTGCAAACAACTTGTCCTGGTCCTCGAAAGACCGGATAGTGTTGATGACCACCAGAGTGAGACCTTGGTCCTCCAGTTGGCTCTGCAGCTTGTGCAAAGCAGAGGACATCTCGGGAATCAGCAGATCAACGCGGTTGGATGTGATCACAGCAGTGCGGGAAGTTTGGGCGTAAAGGTCAGGTCTGCGATGGCAGTCCGATACTTGTCCAAAAAAGACTCAGCCAGGGCGCCTTTGAGTTCCGGGTAGCTCTTCTCCAGCTCCCGAAAGGTATCGAAGACACACCCTTCAAGCCTCTTCAGACGATCCGAATCGTACACGTCCATCTGGATTTTGGCAAGCTGCCCGAGGATGGCCTGGCAGCCGTTCGAGGCTTGCACACGCTGATTGACCGGAGTCTCGGTATCGCCCACGACCTCAGCAAACAGCTTCTTGGTCATCTGGTACTGGAGGATCAGCTCGCGGGCCAGATCCACGTCAGCCAGGGTCTTGTCACCCAGCATCATGTCGATGCGGATACGCAACGCCATCAGTTCAGGAACGGATAAAAAGCGGATGTCCATCTCGACCTTGACGTGCTCACGCTGCTGCTGGCGCTGCTGACGCGCATGCTCAGCCGGGTCGGGGGGGAGTAGGTTGAAGTTGTCGAGTGCCATAACTAGGTTTGACTTAAGCGCACTCGCGGTCGCGCTGCATCTCTTTCAGCAAAGCTACGACTTCCTTTCGCGCCGAGGCCCTCGCGGTGTGCCGAAGGCGCTTGGCGATCAGCCGGCGAACACGGGAATCTTGGCTGCTCAGCAGGTCATAGCTGCGGCGCAGGCCCAGGATGGAAGGCGAGTGGTATGGGTGCATGAAAGCCTCTCAGCGAGATGATAGCGCAACCAGGCGCCATTAAGGGTCTTGACGACGCATGAGAAGAAGGGTAGAGTGTAGTCACTCAGCAGGTGTGGGGCGTGCTCGGGTGTAGCGGTGTAAAAGGCCGTCCGATTCGTCGGACGGCCTTTTCTTATTACTTCTGCTGGTCGACAGCCACTCCCCAGACCTCCCAGCAACCTGCGTTTCCACCACCCATCAAGGCCGTTGGACTGGTCCTCTCCACCTGGGTCACCCTGTAACCGTTGTGTACTGACCCGATAGGATACGCCCACGGGGTATAGGTGTAAAAGACCAGGCAACTGACTGCTCGGCTGCTGAACCTGCTGCAAAGAGATACAGCCGTATCCTTTACAGCCCTTATCAGCGTGCTCATGTAGATCCTCACCGTTTACTCCTGCAGCAGATACTGCAGCAGCTCCATAAGCTGATCAAAAGTATAGACTTCCGTCAAGACTCCATTGACCAGCATTTTTCCTACTGGCTCGACTACACCAGGCATGCTGTTCCGATCCGCTTCAGCCAGGGGAGGGCACTGTTCCGTCGCCTCCCGCACCTGTTCGCTGACCAGCTGCATGAAGTTGCTGACCCGGCCGGTCTCTTCACGCTCAACCTCGAAGACGCCGCGCTCGTAACCCAGCACGTAGGCAGTGCGTAGGGTAGCCTGCTGCAGCCCCTGGAACTCAGCTTCCCGCTCCTGGCGCGCGTGCAGCAAGCCCTTGTGGTAGCTCTGCAGTACAGCCCGAACCATCTCCTCGTCGGGCCGGTTCACGGCAACGACGCTGAGGTGTGAGGCGGCCCTCGCCAGCCGGCCAAGGCTGGCCCCTATAGATAGTTTGAGGTCAATCAACGGGTCGAGGGCCATCTTGTGCTCACTGGTTTGTGTAGCGGAGCCCCTGAGGCAAGGCCCGCAGCTGTTCCCAGTATGCGCGCAGGGAGCCGAACTCGGCTTCGATCCACTCCCGCACCTCGGGGTGGTCGTCCGGGTCTTGCGGCAGGCCGTTGGTTGACCACGCGATGTCATCGTCCCGATCGCGGCACTGCATGCTGATCCAGGGGCGCTTCAGCAGCGCCGCGGGTACGCCCTCGAAGTAGTCGGCCAGATAGCCGCTGCTGATGACCGTGCCGCAGGTCATGGCGACGCCGCGGTCATTGCGCTGGTACTTCTCGACGGTCTGAGCCTTCCAGAGACCCTCCGGCGTGAACCTCATGCTGTTCTTGAGGCGCAGCACGACAGCCGGATGGAAGAAGGCCGAGACCGGGTACTCGGTGATAGCGTCGTTGGCGATGGACAGGTTTTCGATATGCTCGTTCATCTGGGCGAGCTGTATCTTAGCCTGCTCTTTCTCGCGGACCATAATCATGTCCAGCAGCTGTGTCAGCACAAGGTGTGTGCGCCGGCTGAGATACATAGCATAGTCAAGCAGCAGCATGCGGCTGAAGAACAGCCGCTTACCTACCATCAGCACATGCTGGCGGGGGACCGTATCGTTCAACAGGTCGATGTACTCTTTGGTAGCCCGCAGCTTCACATAGTCTTTGGGAGACCCTTTACTGACAGCGCTCGGCCCGGAATGCTGCGCCCATGCGTCATACAACGCTACGGCATCATAAGCGCCTGCGCCGTCAGTGCCTATCTCAGCACCGTACATGATGAGAGGCAGGGCGTAGCTGTCGTTCATGGTATCCACGCCAAACTTGTACAGAGAGGTCTTTGTGTAGTCCTCTTTGGACAGCGAAAAAAAGTCTTGAGAAGACAGTTCGGCAATAGCGCCAGTCTTGGTTAAGGTCAGGTCAGTCATCATGCTTCCTTCGAGGTGGCGGGTTGGAAAAGCGCGTCAGGCGCGTCAGAGTAGATCACAGTAGGCGGGACAGAGAACTGACCATGTGAGGCGTCGCCTAGGTACGCCAAGCATGCCGTCTTCCACTCCTGCAGGTCTTGGCGGTCAGAGCGGAGCATCAGAGACACCACATCAGCAGGGTCAGCCAGGATCGTCCGGCGAGGTACCTGTGACGTGGTATGCATGTACTTCACCATAACAAGACCGGTGTACCGGACCTTCCGAGGCTGCCCCGGCCTGTGTGCCTGGCTTTTGTGGAAGCCAAGGTACTCACAGACGCTGCTATAGGTGGGGCGGATAACGCCATCCTCTCCTGCGGCATAGGTCAGGACACCGGCTGGAAACGCATAAGTAGTCATGTAGTCCTTTCGTTGACAGGCCTGAACAGTAGGCTAAACAGCAGCGGGTTGTCAAGTGAAATCTTCGTCCGGTACAAAATTTCTGCCCCAGCAGTAAAAAGACTCCACGAACAAAAAATTAGTAGGACACTCACAGCTGTCTTTAGACACCAGGCCTTAGACAGCCTGATAGGGGGTATGCCGAAACTGATCAAAACGGCAAAACTAAACAAAGACAAAAAAACTGCACGAGCATTTTTGTTTGATCACACATTTTTGTGAAGCTCACCCCCCCCTCTGGACTCTCTACCAGCTCACTGGAAAAAACTGCACGAGCATTTTTGTTTGATCACACATTTTTGTGAAGCTCACCCCCCCCTCTGGACTCTCTACCAGCTCACTGGAAAAAACTGCACGAGCATTTTTGTTTGATCACACATTTTTTGTGAGGTTCTGTTTTTGCATCTGGAGTCAAAAAGGTCGGTGTACCTTTTTTACTCCATCTAGCAGGCCTCCTGCGACGCACGCTAAAGGTTCTATTTTTACTCCAGGAGTATTTATGGTACAAATCCTACCTGGAAACAGGGTACCCCTGGGGGTATCCAATCTGCTTAAAAACTAGCCAGTTACAACCTGATGAGTTTCAGCTGTCTAATAGAGACCTAACTTTAACAATTTCTGTTACGTCGCCGCGCCTTGGTTGAAACGAAACTGGACAGCTGACGTGCAACGATCCGCTTAAATAAGGCAGCAAAAAGCCGGCTAGATCAGAGCGATCCACCGGCTTTGTCACACGAAGCACCTTAAGACTGTAAGTGAGGAGCGCTCCGACAGAGGTTTGTAACTGTAATCAGGCCATTCGAGAGGCCCAGGCGCTCACTTGACCCACTTCGAAGCCTCCCCAGCGAACGCCTCGCGCACCGTTTCAGCGTTAAAACCGCGCGTATTGAACATGGTTTTGAGCAGAATGCTCAACGAAACTGCCTGCATACGTGCCCGATTCGGGCCATCCGCGTTGACAACCCAGACCGTAAACGGGTCTTCCCCAGGCTGACTCCAGCGAAGTGCGTTCGCATTTCCTAATACTGCAAGCATGTCTGCAAGGACGTACTTGCGCCCCGCGTACTCTCCCTCCACAACGTCCACATAGCGCACTTTGACCCCACCAACGGTGACGGAATCCTCCCAGCTAACCTCTGGCAAGCCGTCCGCAGCTGGGGCGAAGTCGACCCGAGATGACTTCGCACGTGTCTCCGGCACGCTGACCAACGTCAGAGGCTTAACCTCTACCGACCCCGGCAGAGGAGGGTGGGCAGGCACCAGCTTCCTGATGACGATAGGCTCCTCTGGGGGCTGCGTCAGCGCCGCCAACGCCGCCTTGCGTGCCCGATCAGCTGCGCGCTGGCGCTGCGCCTTCCAGGCCTCTGTCCACTCCGTATAAGCCTTCGTCTGCTGCACCTTCAGGTGCTCTTTCTTGATGTCCGGCCAACGCTTCTCCCAGCGCACCTTCTCCGCTGGGTCATCCCCGATGAGCAGCGTATCCCAGTCGATCACCGGCTTCGGCTCCGGGTCCAGGGGCGGCAGGTACTGCAGCGGAATCTTAGGTTTGCCCTCCAGAGCCGGCCTGACCTGCTCCGCATGCTCGGCACGTCCGGCGCGGGCCACCGCCTGCGGCGGCGCCAGCTGGCGCACCATCTTCGGCGCCTTGACCTGCTTCGGCATCGGCGGCGGCGGCGGCGTGACGTAGCCGGTGGGCAAGTCGTCAACCCACCCGTCCAGCGACGGGGTGCCGATGTCTGTCCAGCCGTCCAGGCTCGGCAGCTCGCCGATCGGAGGCTTCGACGCCTGGGCAGGCTCTGGCTCAGCCCATCCATCATCAGACGGCAGGTCCAGGTCATCAGAGCCAGCAAAGTCCGACAGATCCCACGGCATAGAGTCCGAACCAGGCACCGAAATAGCCGGACCCAGCGACTCAGCGTCTAAAAACCCAGCCAAAGTGGGCACTCTTGGCAGGTCTTTTGGTATTCCACGGCCGTAAGCAGCACCGGGATTGTCCACTCCATGAGCAGCCAGTAGCATTTTCAGCCTCTCCTGCTCGGCAGGAGTGTCTGCTACAGGTGAAAAATCAGGCCCTTCGCGGAACTCTGGAGGGATGTAATTGACTCCATACTGGGCCATCAAGCCCGCTTCGGCATCAATTACGACGGTGCTATTACGAATAAGTGCCATTATTTCGCCTCCATAGAGGCTGTTTTAGGGTCAACTCCACGCTCTCTGCAGGATGCGAGAGCGGTAAATGCTTGTTTCCGGCTCATACCAGTGCTGGTGAACACTGCTACGTCTTCAGGGTCATACCACAACCCGCGCTCTCGGTCAGGCAAGCGCCGCATACGCTTGCGAGTGACACGTATGTTGTCATAACGCCAATCGGTAGGATCATCATTGCAAAAGCGAGCTGATTCAGGCCACTGACCAGTCACCATGTAGACAAGCAGCCTGGGCACGCTCAGCATGGTCTTCCAACACCCGTCTGGGCCGCACAGAAGCTCAGGCACATCCAACCAGGCCTGCTGTTCCCGGCTCCCGGAGGCAAGTCGCAGGGGACGGGTGATGCCCATGACCTTCTGCGCCCCCTCGGGATCGACTTCGAGGGCGCCGGTTTCGAGGTCGTAGCGCAGGACGGCCCGGTAGAAGTCGGCCGGGCCGATACCCACGGGGGTTCCCTCTTGCGCCGCGGCGGCCTCGCGCTGCAGCTGCAGCAGCTCGCCCAGGTAGCGAGTCTCGACCGGCTTGCCGTCGATCTCCGCGCGCCACGGTCGAGCCGCGCCCCAGGTGTAGGTCACACCCGCAGGGGGTGTGTAGTCCGGGAAGCGCTCCAAAGGCGCGCTGGCGCTGCCGCCTTTGGTGAGGTGGTCGAGTACGGAAGCCAGGTGCAGGAGCCGGCCGCCGAGGGCGAGGCAGGGGTCGGCCACCGGCTGTCCGGTGGGCTCGTACAGCGCCAGCCGATCGGGCCGGTAACGGTAAGGGGCAAACGTAGACATGCGGCGCCTTGTGTGAGGTCGGTATTGTAGGCGCTCACGGGGAGGGGGCGTCAACTGTGTCCTGTACAGGTGTGGAAAGCGTCGGAGTGCTCACGTTTAAGGTACCCCAGAGGGTACTTTGTAACGGCAAAACTGACCTAACAGGGCTGTCTATTGACGTAGCGGATGGGCGCTGACCTGGCGCAGCTGTAGACATCGACCTAACGCAGACAGCAACCTGGCGCAGTTGTAGACCTGGCGCAGACAGCAACCTGGCGCAGACAGCAACCTGGCGTAGCTGTAGATAGCGACCTGGCGCAGGTGTAGACATCGACCTGGCGCAGACGGGCTGCCGCTCACATGCCTATAGCTGAAAGTTTGAAAAATTGTTGCGTATTTTTCGCGGACCTGAGGCGGCTTGGCGCAGCGGCGCGCGCAAGGTGTACCCGTCAGGCTGGGTCAGGTCAGGCCGGGTCAGGCCGGGTCAGGCCGGGTCAGGCCGGGTCAGGTCAGGCCGGGTCAGGCCTGACAGGCGGTTTCAGATTTTCTACTAACGATAAGTTTGCATTATCGTGGGTTGACTGCGGTCGCCTACAGGCTGGCACAGGACTTGCTTTTGTCAGGGAACAGTAAGAAAGGCTACCTTAACTAGGTTTAAGAAATCCCAAATTGATAAAATAGGGGTCCGAAGTCCGGCCGATTTTCAAAAGGCCTAGGGTGGGTAAACCCTAAGGCATTCGGCGCACCGATCTTTCGGCTCGGCAGGGCTCTGGCAAGGCCTCGGCAGGGCTCTGGCAAGGCCTCGGCAGGGCTCTGGCAAGACCTCGGCAGGGCTCTGGCAAGGGCCGGAGTTAGTTATTTTTGAATCGAATTCCACAATAGCTAAACCTGATCGCTCAGATGATGCCATATAAAAAACGTATTTCGCGCGCCTGTGTAAGCTCTTCCTTATATAAGCGGCTGCTGCACCTTGCCTGCCGACCGCCCAGCTCAAGCCTCCGGCCGACTTGCTGGCTCAAGCTGCCAGACTTTATTTTGTAACAGCCATCAAAGCCAGAAGCACCAGCCCTGACAAATCAGGCCTAAAAAGGCATCAAAAATGGGGCATACCGTCATAGGGAAAACCGCGTAGGCGCCGCGATCAGACAGGCACCAAGGGCAGCATAGCCTGACGAGTTCTAACCGCGCCTAGGCCCATCTAGACACCTTGCTGGGCATTTGCGCAAAAGCATCACTTCATTTGACATCATGCTAAACCTGTGCTTGACGCTGCGCCATGACGGCGACCGATCAGGATTATCGCGATAATCCGCACCACAAAAACCGCTTGCACTCGATCAGTTTTCATTGCATAATGTCTTCACTGCAGCAAGAGGCCGGGTTCTAGCTGCAGCCCTCACCAGCCCGGACATACAGGATCTATCATGCAAGCCACTGCTATCACTGCCGCCCCGATCGCCGCCCCGATCGCCGCCCCGATCGCCGCCCTGTCGACAACCGCAGGCGACCTTCGGGTCTCCCTGGTTGACTGCCTCACCGAGGCCGTCGGCGCAGACCTGACGGCGTGGCAACGCGCCGTATTCCTGTGTATGGCCGTGGACGGCCCGACTGACCAAGCGCGCAGCGCCGCTGCTGCGGCTGAGTTCACCGCCTGTGAGGCGGTATACGCCGACTGGCTCGGCACCAAGCCGGAAAAGACCGATCCCGTGATCGTGCGAATCCGCAGCTATAAGTCACTGCTGACTCGCTTCATGGCGGCCGGACACACACTGACGTCTCAGACGTCGCAACGGGACGTATCGAGTCTCGTGAAGGCTATCAAGGCCAAGCCCACCAAGCCCACCAAGGGCGAGAACGAGACCGAGAACGAGACCGAGAACGAGGCCGGCCCCGTGGCTACGGCTGCGGACCTCCTGAAGAGCGCACCGATCAGCGCGCTGATCGGCGCCTTGAGCGCCCGGCTGCGCCACAGCGGCATCGACGCCGCAGAAGCTGCGGCCCTGCGCCACCTCTCCCTGCTGATCGAAGCCAAGCTGCAGGCGGATACGCCTGTCGTCGAAGAGCTGATCGATTGATCCCAGCCCCCCGCCACAGCGGGGGGCTAACACTAGGCACACCAAGCCTAGTGCTAGCCCCTAACCCCTAACCGGAGCCCAGACCATGCCCCTGACTCTTACCGCAGCCCTCCTGCTGCTGGCCCTGCTTCTGGGTGCGCCTATAGCGCGCCTGCTGACCTATGACGATAGCCAAGGGCGTCAGACCGCGCGCGGCTGCCTGTCGGCAGCTGTCGCGGTCTTCCCCGCTCTGCCGGCCGCCATGCTGGCAGACATCACGACCGGGCTGCCGGCACTGCCCGGCCTGCAGGCCGTTTTTGCGTTGCTGGCCTTCGTAGGCCTTGCAGCCCTGCGCCAGGCTGCGCCCAGCTGGCGCAGCCTTGCAGCCCTTCTGGGCTGGCTTGTGGCCTGCACCGCTGCGGGCTGGATCATTGCGGACCTCATCCGCAACCTGACCCTCAGTAATGCCTACTGCTTTTTGCTGGTGGGCTGTGTGCTAGGCCCGCTAGTCAGCCTGAGCGGTTGGCTGCTGCGTCAAGTAGAGGCCGGGCAAGACGGCCCGACCCGCAGCGGCTGGCCTGACGCCGTGGCGGGTCTCGGTTTCCTTGGCTTCGCCGGCCTGTCGATCTGGGGCGTTTAATCGTCCCAGACAGGCCAGCGTAGCGGCCCGCCCACGATCGGCCCGCCTACGCAAAGCTAAGATCCTGCAGCGGCATTGCCGCTGCGCCCGAAAGGCTCGGCCCGTGCTCATCCCGCGCGCTGGCGGCCGATTCGGGTTATCACGATAATCCGCTAGGCGCGGATTATCGCGATAATCCAGCCAGACCCTGACGCTTGACAAGCTGATCGTTATGGCCTACACTAGAGGCTGATTCGTTGGATCTGTCCGACAGGTCGACCGGATTATCGCGATAATCTCAAGCGCCGAGCGGGATTGATCCCGCACCAGCCCGAAAGGGCTGGATTATCCGATAATCCCGAATCGACGGATTATCGGATAATCCAAACGCCGAGCTGCACGGCTTGCTGCAGCAATTCCCGAAAGGACTGATCATGACCCGCATCGCTACCGCTACCCGTACCGCCATCAAGCGCAACGAGAAGCGCGCCCTGAAGCAGCAGGCGCTGCGCCAGCTGGAGAAGGACTGCCGCCATGAGGCGGCGTCTTTCGCCGCCGAGGAGGCGCATGGCTGGCCGCATGACGGCCTGCGCACGTCGGGCGTTCGCAACGCCCCCGATGACATCTCCCTGGCCCTCTGGGAGACCCTGCAGGGTCGGTTTGAGGGCGCCGACGTGGTGCCATTCAGCGCCGCGAAGCTCACCGTCCTGGTCGTCTACTCGGACGGTTACACGGCGCATGAGACCGTCAAGGTCACCCGCAACGGCTGGTCCGACAGCTGGAACGGCAGCTGGGCGCAGTCGATAGACCGCGCCCTCGGTGGACTGTCCGTCTTCTGGGAAAATGAGTCCAAAGACTGCCTGAACGAGTACGCACCCTATAGTGCGTATATCGAGGAGGTCGAGCCCCTGACAGGGTCTGTGGAAGGCCTGACCCTGGAAGAGTGGAAGCTGGCCGCCTGACCCTAACCAGCCCTTCGGGGCTGGATTATCGCGATAATCCTGTCGGGTTATCGCGATAGTCTCGCCGAGCTAGGTGGCCTTGTCCTAGCGCTTTTTTGGAGAACACCATGAAGACTTCCAGCCACACCCTGCCCCGTAATGCACTGACTCGTGCGGCGCTGCGCCGCAACGATAAGCGCGCTGTGCGCGCTGAAGCCCTGCGCCAGCTGGCACGTGAGTGCCGCCATGAGGCGGCCTGCCAGCGCGCCGAGTGGGCTGGGTGGAGCCAGATTGGCTTTCATCGGACCTCGGGGACCGGGATCGACCGGGAGTCGATCGGGGCCTGGGAGTATTCCCGCGGCGCCTTCAGGGGCGCCGACGTGGCGCCCGTGCGGGCTGCACTGGTGCAGATCCGGGTCTACTCGGGTTCCTGCACATGGGTGCAGGATCTGCTGGTGCAGGCGGATGGCCTGCACAGCTGGGTGCAGTCCTTTGAAGAGGGCGTCGGAAACGCCCTCTTCAACGAAGACGCGCAGGCCGAGTTCGTGCGCATCCTGCGCCCGATCGCCGGCTCAGTCGACGGCCTGGAAGCTGCGCTGCGCGCGGCCGGCTACGGCGCTGACGATGCGGCGGCCGATGAGTTCTGGCGGGCGCAGGACGACGCGCTGCAGGATTTTCTCGACTCGGCCGAGGCACTGGGCGCGTTCTGATCGCTGATGTTGCGCGCTGATCTGGTGTAGATCAGCGCGCGTTGACCGCCGTTGCCGGTACATAGGTGACGGCTTATATAGAGGAAGGCTCAAGCCATGAACCCGAACCGAAAGACCCGCAAGCGTCAGGCTCGCGCCTGGGCGCGTCTCCTGCGCGCCGGCCCGGCCGGTGC